AATAAGTGTTATAAGATATAAAGAAACAATCTTTAATATAAATATAATTTTTTAAAATAAAAAAGCTTGTGTTTTATACCTGTAAATAAAATATAAGTAACCTGTAATCATTAAAAACAAAAGGCGACTAATATACTTATTTAAGTAAGTGATAGTTTAGCAGAAAGGATTTGCTAATCAACTTTTAAATACACAAGTCACCTTTTTTCTTCCATTGTTGTTAGAGTGTTATAAAATATACACTTTGACCTAACCCCACCTTGAAAGATATGTTTTTATTTTTGTGTTTTCATTTAATAAAAGAGAGCTTTTACTCTCTCCTTTACCCACTACTTCCACACTACCATATTAACACCTTTTTATGTGACACGCAACACTTTTCGTGCTTTTTTTAAATAATTTTTTTTAATCTCTTTTCTATTCGCTTTTTTTCTTTATTTAATATAGATATTATATCTTCTTGTAATTCTTTACTTAAATCATATAAAGAAGAACTATAAGTTTTATATGTTTTCTTGTCCCTTAATTTAACTGTTATACCCCTAATATCAAAGTCAGGATCTGTTATATCAATTAATGTTTGCTCTATTGCATACTTTTGATATTGTAAATCTTCATACTCTTCTTTTTCTTCTTCGTTCATTTCAAGTTCTCTCCTTTCTTATAATTTCATTTTGTATCTTACTTAACGCTTTATCGTTTATTCTTAATACTTGCCTATAACTTATTTTTAAATCTACTGCTATCTTTTCAAAGCGTTCGTTTCCTATATATTTTAATAATACTATTTTCTTTTGTGTATTACTTAATAATTTAGATATCATTTTATCTATACTTTCCATTTTATTATTTAAAGTATTTAGTTTATTTATATATTTACTCTCTAAATCTAATATATCGTTTATTAAATCGTTCAAGTGCTTTTTATTAAACTCGTTTTGTGTTTCTCTTGCGCTACAATTCATCGCTATTATTGATGTTGTGTTCGGCGTGTATGCTACTCTCTTTAATTCTTCTAAACTCGCTTTTACTCGTTCTGCTTTAAAAAATAATACTTGATACTCTCTTAAATACTCTTTCGCTTCCTTATACTTTATTTCTTTCAATTTTTATTGCTCCTTTACTTTGTAAATTGCACTAATAAACTTACTGTTATTATAAGTATATTAAAATAACATGAAGATATAGAAGCAATACAAATAACGCTATAAAAATACTTATTTCTTTGTATATCTCTTTCTTTTCAATTATAAACTTCTTTTCAATTATAAACTTTCCATAACTTACTAACGCTATAATACTCAATATAACGCCTATCATAAATATAACTGTCATTGAATGCTACCCCCCGATGCGCTTTTTGTTCTCTTGTTTTTGTAATACATAAAACATATCTAATTGGACGCTGTCTGTTTTTTCAATTAAAGTTTTGTTTTTTTCTGTTATATTTTCATCATCAAACTGCATTAACATTTTCTCTTTCGCTAATTTACAAAACTCTTTTTTAATTTCAAAACCATAACAACTACGGTTTAATTCCATACAAGCCCTTAATGTTGTTGCACTGCCAGCGACTGGGTCAATAACAACATCTCCCTCATCAGTAAATATCTCGATTAACTCTTTTAATAATTTAACTGATTTTTGAGTTGGATGTATTTTTGGATAATCGCTTTCTTTTCTTAATTCAAACCAATTAAAAATCATTTTTCCGTTATTGTTGAATTTTGGTAATTTATCTCTATATAGCACCAAAGCATATTCGGTTGATCCTACAATTCGCATATTCGCTTTTAATACTTGTCCTGAATAGTTTTTTATAAAGACAAGCGGTATATATTTACTAAAACCGTGTTTTGCTCCTGCTTCTATAACTTGTCCTAACTGCTCAAAAGCACAAAATACAATCATAGCAGGCGCTTTTCCCCTTTCTTTTGGCTCTTTAATTAACATTTTAGAGCAGAAGTGCATATACTCTGCAATTCTAAAATCTTTGTCAGTATCAAAAAACGCTTCCCCAGCAAGTTCACTTTCTCCATTTGAGTTGTCGCCACCTACATACCAACTTGGATTTGAAGCATAAGCGTTATTTCCTAAATTGTAAGGTATATCAGCTATGATAAGTTGTGCCTTTGGTATACTATATCTCTTGTAATTTTGGAAGTGGTCGTTGAATAACTCAATTTTACACTTCTTTTTGAATTTTTCTTGTTCTTTTTCCATTTGTTCTTTTTCCTTTCTTTCACTATCTTACTCAATATCTATTTTATTTATTTCTACTTCTACTCTCGGATCATTGGAATAAAATTTATTTACTTCAAGTTTTATAACCTGACTATCATCTTTAAATGCAATGTGATTTAAACTATCTAAAATGATTTTCGCTATATTGTCAGTATCTGGTCTTTTAATCGGTCTTATAACTAAATCTTCCATTAAACGCCTTTTTTTATTACTTGTGCTTTTCGGTATTGAAAAGTAAGCATCTATAACAACTTCTAACATATCGGTATCTTCAAACTTTATAATATTTTCTTGTGAATTAATATAACTCATTTTTACTAAATTCTCATAACTTTGAGTTTTTTTATCTGTATAAGTCATTGTGTATTTACCCATATTCTTAAATCTCGGTCTTCCTTTTGCTGTCGGCTCTCCATAAACTGTAAATTTCATTTTTACCTCCCTTGCCTCTTGTATTCGTATTCTATTATTTGTTTTTACCATCGCATTTCCCCCAATTTCTGCACCTCCAAAAACTTCTACACCTCCAAAAACTTCTACATCTCCATAAACTCTCGCATTACCAGAAACTTTCGCATTACCAAAAACTTTCGCATTATCAGAAACTCTTGCGTTATCAAAAACTGTCGCATTGCCATAAACATTCACGTGGAAATCATCATCTACTTCTACCTCGTAAAAACTATCGTATAAAGTATGCCCTTTGTCGATGTTATCCATACTTTCTAAAACCATTCTTGTTTTATCGCTTATAAATACTTTTTTCATTTTAAATTTTCTCCTTTTTCTTATTACTTATCCTTTTATCTACTTTAAAAGCAGTTTTTACTACCACAATAAAATCTATTGCTAACACATTTATTATTAAAAACCAATCTACCAAACTAAATGAAGAATAATCTATAATTCCACTTCCTAAAAATATAATCGTAGCACTACCTATTCCCCTAAATATAAACGCAATAAGTAAGAAATACCAATATTTCATTTTAGTCATACCAGCTACTATACACATAGCGTTGTCTGGAAATATAGGTAGCATAAATGTTATAGGTAATAAAATCTTACTTTTAGTTTCTACTAAATCTTGAGCCTTTTTTAAATTATCTTCTCCCACCAACCATATTGCTACTTTTTCTCCTAATTTATCTCCTATAAAAAATAAGTTAGATGATGTTAGTGCTATACCAACCACTGCTATTATTAAAGCATTAACCCATCCAAATAAAATTATACTTGCTGTATTAAACGCTATTGTAACACCAGGAACAAAACATAAAAAGGTCGTTGCTAATACTTGTATTATTAAAAATACTAACCATCCCCATATACCGACGCTCTCAACTAACGCCCTTAATTCTTCAATGTTTGTAATTCTTGTATATTTCACGATTAAAAACATCGCTAATATGAGTATTGAAAATACACCTATCGTTATTGCTGTTTTTCCTATTAAAGTTTTTGTTTTTTGTTTCATTGTGTCAATCGCCCCTAATTCTCTTAATTTTCAACTTTTACTCTTGCTATACTCATTATACCTAAAAAGTCTTTTCGTTTAAAATAAGGTATAGTTTGAGCGTTTTAAGGTATGTTTTACTGTCCTGTTGATAATTCTATCAATGATTGGTCGTTTTTTCATTATTCTTTCACAAACTTATCAAACATCTGCCAACTTATTTTGTTTTCTCTTACTATGTAGTTCAAATCACTTACTAAATCTATAAATGAAAATCTACATTCTTCTTTTTTATCTTTATACTCTTCTTCTGTAATCTCTTCATCATAATAATCTTTTTCATTTTTATAATAATTTTCTATTATTTCGCCTTGCCTAAAATAAATCTCTTTTAACGCCTTTGCTGGTGTTATAAGTTTTTTATGCTCTTCTAAAAACTTTTCTAATTCTTCAATTTTACTTTTAATTTCTTTTATAGCAGTTTCTTTTACTTTTGCTATAATTTCTTTATCATTTAAAAATACACAAGGTATTCCGCTAATTTTCTTTATAGAAAACTTTATGTTCTTTGTTTCATAAGTCAATAAATCTTCTAAATCTCTTTTTAAATTATTCATACTAATAACATATTTAGTATAAAAATAATCTGCCTTTCCTACTAAATGTTGTAGTTCCTTATCAAAACTAAACTTTTTTTCTATCTCTTCATTTTTCATTTTTTAATCAGTCCCTTTCTTATTTTTTAAAATTTCTTCTTTAAGTTTCATCATTTTTTGATAAGATGGATCGTTAGAGAATTGATTTATTGATTTTCTTTCAATTAAATTGTCCGTTTCACTTATATTATTATAAATACTATTTTTATTATCTTCTTTTTCTATATTATCCAATAAACTAATACTATTCTCTTCTAATCTATACTTATCTATACTATACTTATCTAATCTAATCTTATCTATGCTGTCATTTTCTTGACACGCTGACTGACATTTGACTGACATTTTGTCATCTTTTTGACTGACATTTGACTGACATTTTATTGTCTTATCTTTTTCCTTTAAACTATAACCGCCATTGTCTTTGATATATAATTTTTCCCTGTGCTTGGTATAATTCGTTCCTATAATTCTATCCGCTCTTATGTTGTTATGCATTTTCCAATGCTTAATTACGACTACATCTCCAAAGTCAATTATAAACTTTTTATCTATTAACTTTTGTAAGTCACTTTTTTTCGCTTTACATAAACTCATTATTGATAAAGTGTTATCTATAAACCCCTCATCATCTGCTCTCATATTTAAATGAAAGTATAAGTTCTGCGCTGTTGGTGGTAGTCCTAAAAATGCATCGGTATCAATAACATTTCTTGTAAACATCCTTTTTTTTGCCATACTACCTTTTTCTCCTTTCTTTTTTATTTAGTAAGGTAGTAGTGTATTTCAACTACCACCTTTTATTGTTTTATACTCTTTTAAAATGGTATATCATCATCAAAATCAAATTCATCTTCTTCGTTATAGTCTTCTTCTTCATACTCGTTATTGCTAAAATCGTTTTTAAGGTCGTTTTTAGCGTGTTCTGTGCTTGTTTCTTCTTCTTTGGTGTCATTGACTACTGATACATAGTTTGCGTTAATAAACACGCTTTTTGCGTTTGTTCCATCTTTTCTTTGATAAGTCTTTGTTTTTAATTGACCGTTTACTATTACTATATTGCCTTTTGCTCCATATTTACCGATATATTGATTGTTCCATATCTCTATATCTATATAATCAGTTATTTGTTCGCCTTTTACTTTTGTATTTAATGCAATTGTAAATTTACTTAATATGTTGCCACTATCAAATTGTAATGTTTCTATGTTATTCGCAATTCTTCCTACTAATAACACTTGATTTACCATATTTTAAAATTCCCCTTTATATTCTTCTACTTTTTCTTCTTCTACAACTTCTACTTGTTCTTTTGGTGTTGCTTTTGTAGATTTATTATTTTCCGTTTGTTGTGGTGTCTCTTCATAACCATCAGTGTCAGTGTTATCTATATACTCAACATTTCCATCTTCTTCTATTACACCCATATCTTTGATATACGCATCCTGCATCTCTACACTCATAATTCCCCATTTAGATATAAGTTGCCTTATAAGTGTTTTTATTGCCATTGCATCGAAGTCTTTTTCCCAAAATGTAAAACCTTTCTTTGCTCTATAACCTTGACTGTATTTTAATGCGTGAGCTTCCATTTTTTCTCTACTCCAATATAAATTCTTTTTAAAACCGTTATGATATTCAAAAAACGCATAATAACCTGTTGTCTTTGCTTTTTCTCTTTTAAATTCATCTTCTATCAGTTTTACCTCTATTATTTCTTCTAATGGATCATATTTTATTAATTCTCCTTTAATTGCTAATACATTTATCTTTTTGTATTGACCGCTGCGCATCGCAAGTTGTAAATACCCTTTGTATCCTAATTGAAATTGTGCGACTGTACGGTTGTTTTTATTGTCTTTAAACGGTATTAAATAAGCGTGTCCTATTTGATTATTCAAAGATAAGTTTAAACTCTCTGTCATAAGTCCTGCGCTTAATATAGTTGCTGGGTCGCATTCTTGCAGTTCTCTATTATTTGCAACTGCGCTACTTATATTTGCTATAAAGTTTTGCGCTCTTGTTTCGTCTTGTAGTGTGTTATTAATTAATTTCTTGTATGCATCGCTTTGAATTGCAACGCTAAATTTAGGTTTTTTATTTACTGCTCTACTTATTACTTGTTTGTTCTTTATTTCCATTTTACTTTACTCTCCTATATTCAATGTTATTTGCTTTAAGAAAACCACTTATTATTTGTATTTGACTTTCTGTTCCTTTTATTTCAAAGGTTAATGTAAATACTTTTTGTTCTGCCTTTTTTGGCGCTTCATCTGTGCTTTCTTGTTGTGTTTCTTCAACCGCTACCTTTTGAGTTATTGTTTCTTGTATCGCTTGTTGTCTTTCTTTAAAGTTTTTAATTGCTTCTGGTAAGTTTAGTGTCCTTAAATATTCATATTCAATTTCTGCTTGGTGTATCTTGTTCTCTGTAAATTGTTTTATCGTTTCAAGTGAATTGTCAATTTCTGCTATTCTCTCTTGCATTTCTTCTTGCACTTTTTCAATTTTCTTTGATGCATTCAACCAAGTTTCATCAAATACTTGCTCTATTTTTATATTCGGTTTACTTAAACTTTCCCATAATTCTTTTACTTTTTCTAATTTATCTTGCCTTTTCTTTTCTTCAAATGCTTTTACTTGTAAATCAATATCATAATTGACTTGATTTATCATTCCTGTAATTTCTTTGATATCGTTTTCAAATTCAATAATAGGCGCAGAAAGTTCTTTTTTAATTCTCTTTCTTTCATCATCAAATGTTTTTGATACTTTATTTAATGATGCTCTTATTGTTTTTGCTTCGGTTAATTCGCTTTCATCTACAAATACTAACCCTTTATACTTCTTTAAGTTCTTTTCTACTTCTTTTTTGATTTCTTCCTTATTAAAACTAATTTTTGGAAGTTCCTTTGCTATAATTGTTAGTTCCATTTTTTCTTTTTTCATTTCCTTTCTTTTTCTTTATTTTTTAAAATACTAAAATGATGCAATTTTAAGTGGTGGCTCTTTTTTGCTTACAACAAAAGACCAAAACTTTATTGCTTCTTGTTTTAAAGTTTCTATGTCATCTTCAAATTCGCTCCTTTCTACCCTATAAATTCTCCTTGTAAATGAGAATTCTGGATTTGCTTTACTATCACTATTTGTAAATCTTAATTCCGCATTTATTATAGCGAAATCAAAATCGGTTATCAATAAATACCATAAAACTTGTATTAAATAATTATACGGGACACCGTTTTTCCAAACTTGATATTGTTGTGAGTTTTGGATCATTGCTGTTTTACCCTCGTATATTCCTTTTCTTCCCGTTGCAAGTTCTATTATTTCTCCATCTAAACTACCAAGCATAAACGGATATTCTTTGTTTTGTAATAATTCGTTTGTGTGCCTTACTTTGTATCTATCTTCATAAGTTATAGCGAATAAATCCCTTAAAGGTTTTTCCGCCTTATTACCATAGTCAATTGCTTTTTGATTTTTGAATTTTAATTCAGTATAAACACCTGATACTTTTTCTTTCCATAGGTCAATTATCGTTTTATAGTTGTTTAGACCAACCAAGCAAGATGCATCACTGCCACCAATACCATTTATTCTTTTTTTCAACCACTCTTTCTTTGTGGTGTATTTGATACGATTAAATGCTTCTTCGTGGCTATTCATTATTGTTTTCTCCATTATTATCATTTATAAACGCTTCTATATAATCTCGTTCTAAATCAAAGGTTAATCTTACTTGTCCGTTATCTTTTGCTTTTTGCACTTTGATATGGTAGTTTTTTAATTTCTTCAAAATTGACATTAATTCTCTTTCAAAAGATAATTCCACTTCTTCTTGTGTGCCAAGTTTTAAACCTTTTTGTGCATCGCTTACAATAATTTTTTGGATAATTCCGTTCTTGTTAATTTCTCTTACATCTCTTGTAAGTAATTGTGCTGATTTATTATAGTATAAATCTTTTTTATCAGTATCCATATTAAACCTGTAATGCCCGCTTAAATCTCTTAAAATATCAATTCTCTTTTTCCAACCGTTATTTTCTTCTGCTTGATACTTTAAATATAAGTATAACGCCCATTGTCTATTATTTAATTTTTTTATAAATTGTTCTTTCATTTTTATTGTTTCCTTTCTCTTTTACTATCTTTTTTAAAAATAATTATATTT